ACTGTTGTGGTAGTAGCTGCTGGGTCTAATTGACCTAATACTTTTAAATCATCAGCCATGTTTCATACCCATTAATAAAAACTGATGTTTTTTAGATGCTTTACTAGTCACTGGTGACTGCATTTTTTGTACAGTTATTATTTTATTATTTAAATCAGCAATTGCCTGTTCTAAAACTCTTCTAGTAATCGCCTCATTATCTGTGTCGTATTCTCTAGTTGGTAAAGGTAGAGCTATAGTTTTTATATCAGCCATTAGCGTTTTCCATCAGGTCTTATTTCTAATCTCAAATCTCCAAGTCGCCAACCAAAGTCATTAGAACTATTGGATATTCTCAATGCTGCTTGCCTACTTCTAGTTCTTGTATTTGCAAAAGTAGAACTTGGAGTTACATCAACAGTTTGTAAAGTTCCTAAACTTTCTAAAGGATAGTTTCTACCTTTTATTGTAAAAGTAACTGTGTCTGCAGTAGATTGTTGATCTCTAAATTCTATATCTGGTATTAATTTTGAAATAAAAGTAAATCTTTCGCCATCTGGTGCAAGATCAAAATCACTAGATTCTATAAAAGCAGAAAAATTACTACCATCGTTACCATGTCCACTCTCGTGATTATATAAATAATTTAAATTAGTTGTATCATTTTTACTAGCTGCTAAAGGTAAATTTAATGTTGGTGCATCATGCCAAGCAGTTCTAACGAAATCATCTGCAGTTGTACCTATAGACCAAACACCTTCTAAATAGTTATATAAAACATATCGGTCTATTTCTGTACTAGAGCTAGAGGGATAAAACCATATAATTTCATTTACGTTTTCATTTGAACCTGCAAAAACTTTATGTGCTTGAGTTAAGTTTATATCTGATAAAACATAGTCTAATACTGTACAAGGCAATCTTTCTGCAGTTCCTGAGTAAACATAAAAACCATTACGATCCATAAAAAATACTCTGTTGTTAGCATTTACCATAGCATTAGGCGATATTATAGATGGTCCTGTTGCAACTTCAGTAAAAGAAAAAACAAAAGGTTCACCAACAAAACGCATTGAAACAATACCTGCATCTGTCCAAATAAGTATTTCTTGTCTTGTTCTTAAAGCTCCTATAATTGTTGAGCCTAAAGATAATTGTACTCCACCTGCTTGATTTGTTGCTGTCGGTGTCCAGTCAGCTGCGTTTTCAGTATCAGAAAATCTTACTAATAAAGGATCAATTGCACTTGAACCTATTGGATTACAACCAAAAGCTATAACGTGCTTATCTATATCTGACATCATTATTTGTAATACAACTGTTGGCACATTACTAGCACCACTTAAACTTGTTGCATTGACTGCTCTATTACCTGTACCAGAAGATTGATCCCAGTAATAAACTCCACCAGCTCTAACTGCAGCTATTGTGTCATCGCCAAAATTATCTATTGACCATAAACGCAATTGATTCAAAGGTGATAAATCAGAAGATGAACCAAAAGTACCTGCACCCCAAGTATCTATACCCCAACCAGTGCCAGGCATATAAACATCTAAACCTGTATTAATTTGATAAGACCCATCTACTCCAGAACCACCATTACCACTATCACTAGAATTAGCTGTAACTTCGCTACCTGTAGTATCTTTAGCAGTAAAGGTATAGGTATTTGTACCTGTTACAGTATCTATTTGATATTCTTGATTTAAAACAGCTGCAGTTATAAGTCCACCTAAAGAAACTGCACCAGATAAAGTTACAAAGTCGCCATTAACTGCTCCATGATTTGAGTCAGTTGCTGTTATTGTGCTTGAGCCATTAGTTGCAGCAAAAGTTATACTATTGGTACTAGTTTTTCTTATAGGCGTAACATCATGTATAACATTACCTTCTTTAGCATAAAGTTTTTGATGTGTGCCTAAAATTGTGTAATTAGAACCATTTGATGCTCTATAGTTGTATAGCTTCCTACAAGTGCCTATAAAACTATTTACTGTATTTTTAACCCAACCGCCTATACGTTCAGGTCTGCCTTTTCTAAATCTAACTTTATCAGCATCAAACCAGCCACCCTCATTACTATAATTAGTACCTTCTTTATTTATACCTGGTTTAAAAACATATTTAGCTAATGGCATAGATTAAACCTCATGCCAATCTTGACCTTGAAATAACATAGCTTCTGCTTCTCTTCTTCTAATAAGACCATCTAAAACTTCACCACCTGCTTTGTTCCATCTTTTTATTTCAAAAGGTACTTTTTCAAATTCTGCTTTATTCAAACATTTCAACATAGTAGATGAAGATAAATTAGAAGGACCTAAGTTATAAGTCCAAGCTACTAAAGCATCAAACTGACATTGAGATAAAGGCACTTCTACTAGTTTTTCTACATACTCTTCATATTCTACTAACTCTTCATTGAGCCATTCTTCGGCTTGTTCTTGTGTGCAAGTGTCACCTTCTTTTACATTTTTAATTCTGCCGTAAGCTATTGTCCACCTTTCTGCAGGACATAAGTATGCTTCTAATTTACAACCTTCAAATTTTTTTATAAGAGCTTTGCCTTCTTCAGATATTTTCATATTACTCCCCTTTATCATTTGTAGTAACTTTTCTATAGTAAACCACAACTTCTTTAAGTTCATTTATATACCTCTTTAACTCTTGTGTATTGTAAGCCATTAACTCATAGTCAGGTACAGACATAGCTAAAAACACTACTTTGCCTTGATCTTTTTCTATAGTAGCTAAAAATTCTTCTAGGTTTTTAGTTGAAACTACATACCAATAAGGTTCTTTTAAATCTATTTCTCTAGGCAATATAGGTTGAACAATAGTTCTTTCTAATGGTTTGCTTATAACTTCTACTTGTTTAGTCGGTATTAGACTGCAACTGTAGACCATCATCAAGCAAATCAATATTACGACTGATTTCTTCAATACTCTCAAATACATTTTTAGTTCCTTTATTTACTCTAGGTTCTATCAAACCTGGTTTAGCAAAAGCAAGTTTACTCAAATCATGCCTTTTAAATACATCTAAATAGCGTTGCATTTCTGCTTCATACTGTTGAGTTTTAGATTGTAATTCTAATAATCCTTCAGTTTGCAATTTAAAATCATTTTGCAAGCTTTCTATTGCTGCTTTCTGTTCTTTGTCTCGTAGTTCAAAAGCTTGATTTATTTCAGCTAATCTAGAATTTTGCCAATACAAAAAACTACAAGCCATAAATAAAATGCCAACTACACCTAATAATATTTTACTCATATGTATAAATTTTTAATGCACTTATTTTACCTTTGACTAGTATAGGCTCTAAAGTTTTAAGATCATAACCACACAAACTTTCTGTTGATTCACTAATTAGTAAATCTACTTTTCTTTCTTTAGTGGCACTTTCTAATCGTGCTGCAACATTTACTGCATCTCCTATAGCCGTGTAATCAAATCTAGTAGCAGAACCCATATTTCCTATTGCTGCAGGACCAGTATTGATTCCTATACCTATAGCTATTTCTGGTAATCTTTCTTCTTGTAACTCAACAGCTAAGTCATTTATATTTTTAATTATTTCTAAAGCACAATCTACTGCAGCTTTGGCATGATCTTTTAAATCTAAAGGTGCATTAAATATTGCCATCATTGCATCACCTATATATTTATCTACCATACCGCCATGATTTTGTACTGCTATTTGTTGAGCAGTAAGAACTTTGTTCATAATATAAGTAACATCTTCAGGTTTTAATTTTTCTGACATAGCGGTAAAACCTCTAACATCAGTAAAGAAAAAAGTAGCTGTTTTAGTCTCACCACCTAATTTTAATAACTCAGGATTGTCTTGTAAGCGTTTTACCTGTTTAGGGTCTAAATAATGTTCAAATTGTTTTTTTATTTGTAAACGTAATTTAAATTGTTCTCTAAATCTTAAATAAAATGCAACAGTTGCTACTACAAACTGTGATATTAAAGTCCATGTAACATCAAGTAATATACCTTTTTGTATTAAATAATAACCAATACCTGCTGTTAAAAAAAATAATACACTAGTGAATAGTATTCCAGCAGTAATTCCAAAATAAAATAAAGCAAACCAAATAGCAGTTATTGATATTATTAATATTAATATTTCTGCAATCCAACTCCAATCAGGTATATAAGGACTGTCTTGTATTAATAAAGATTCTGATAACGCTGCTTGTATTTTATGTGGCTCTAATAAGCCTATTGGCGTAGCTACTTGTGGCATTACACCATTTGCCGTAACTCCAACAAAAACAAATTTACCAAATACTTCCATATTGTCTAAATCTGTTTCTGGAGTATTTACCCAACTAATCCATTTTCTGCCTAACGTATCTGTTTTTACTGGTGGTATTCCTTGTACTGTTATTTCTTCTATACCTGCTGTAGATGTTTTTATTATATAAGTTTTACTATTGGTTAAAGTTTTTAAAACTTCTGTACCAAAAGCACTTACAAAACCATCAGGTGTTTCTAATAATAAAGGTATTCTTCTAACTAGATTATCTATGTCTACAGGTGCTGTTGCTATACCTTGTGTTGCAGATTTTTTTAAAATATCAATATTTTCTACAACTCCTTGAGTTTTTATTCCATTAGGTTTGCCTTCTCCTAAATAAACTGTACCTGAAGTTTTTGGATAATTACCGCTATTATTTTCAAACATAGCTAAGATAGAGGGAGATAAACCTAAAGCTGATGCAAATATATCATCGCCATCAAATCTATCTTTTTCACTAAATGCGATAACCCAACCTACACCTAATGCACCTTTATTTAATAACTCAACATGAATATCTGCATAATCTTGTCGAGGAAAAGGAAAACCGCCTCTATCAGTAACATTTTTTTCGGTAATATTTAAAATAACAAAATTACCAGAAGGTTCTTGTTTCTTTACTAAAGCATCAAAAGTTTTTAATTTTAATATTTCTATAAAACTAACATTAAAAATAAATGGCAAAAGTAAAATTAATATTAATGGTAAAATTATTTTTTTCATTTTTATTGCTGACTCAATGTAATAGTAGAGTCACCGCCTCCATTAACTTTTATAACTTTACTTACTCCATCTTGTACTAAAATAATTGTATAAGCATTGCTACCATCTACATCTAGTCTTACATTTTGATTTACATTTCTTCTAAAACTAATAATTTGACCTGTAACTAAAGTTGTAATTTGTGTGTCTTTATCTTGTCCTAAATCTGTACCAACTATATTTATACCTGTAGCTTGGCTGAGTTTATCTTCTTCCTCCTCTATTGCTAGTGCATCTACAATATCTAATAAATCTTCAAGAAAATTAACATCTAAAAAATTTATATCTAATTCAGTAAACTCTAATTCTTCTTTACTATCTAAAAAATCTTCATCTAAATAATCAATATCAAGATCATTAAAATCTAAAACTGTATCTTTTTTAGTTTGTACTTCTTCAACCAGTTGTTTGTTTTGTTTAGGAGGAGAAACAATTAACATATTATCAATTGTGTCTAATGTTAAATTTAAAGTTATTGGTTTGGTTGGTGCAGATTCAAATACAGACACAGTAGTAGCTTGAAAAGGTTTGTTTAATAAAACACTACCTGTAGCTGTAACTACTTCTATTTCGCCACTAGATAAACCTAATCTATCAGGCAATAATATTATTAAGCTTCTACCTAATTCATCAACTGTTGCAGTAAAGTCTGTACCTCTTATTGCTATATTAGCTGTTGGTGTTGATAACTTAATGTTTTTTTTATCTATTTTGTTAAAACCACCTGTAATAAATCTGGCTGTGCCCAAAGTAAATTTAAGAGCCATTTTTGATTTACTTGGATCAGGATCAAATACATATTCATTTATAACTAATTCTGAATATTCTGTAAGTTTAACCTGCGAATCATCTAAAAACTTTATAGCTAACCTGCCATTTTTAGTTATAGCTTCATCGTTTTGTTGTATAGCAAATTTTAGTTGAGCATCATAAGACTTATCTCTAACTATTTCTGCTATGCCATTTAGTTCTGATATATCTCCTATGTTATTGACATCCAGTTGCTGTGCCTTGATCGTTTTGGTTGACACAGAAAGTACCATTAGAACCAGCAGAAGTAATTTTGAGCCAATCATTATTTAGTGTGCTTTGTTGCGTTATATTAAAAGTTCTTTGATTTCCGCCACTATGCGTTAAATGAAAATATCCATTAGAACTAGCATTTGTGCCATCACCATCATAAGTAATTGTATTATCACTGCCATCTATATTCATGTAATTTGTTGCACCATCAATATCTATAGCTGCTGTAATATTATTGCCACTACCTAAAACAGTCCAATCTAAATCAAGACCTGAAGCTAAAGCTGCTAGAGCTTGGTTCAAAGTCAAATTATTAGTATTACCTGTAACTTGCACATTTACATTAGAATTGTCTGCACCATAAGTATTACTAGGATCAGTTTGCATATTAAAAACATTACTGTCTCCAGCAAAATTAAAAAATCCCGTATAACTATCTGCCCAAATATCACCTAAAAATTTATTTGAAGAACCAATTTGATTTATATCTAGCGTCATTGTTGCACCATCTAAATCTAAAGCTGTCATAGAGCCAGCTTGTGCACTTGTGCCGCCTACAATATTAGAACCTCCTTGTTGTTCTATATCTAGGTTTGCAGTTGCACCTGATTGATCGATATATATTTCATTATCTGCAAAGGTTGTCATTGCAAATAATAAAAAAAATATTTTGTAAAAGTTATTCATAAGTCCAAAACCTCCTTTCATATCCTATGTTAACTATTTCTAAAATAGCACTTTCTATTGCTTTTTGTAGTGCTATTGTAGGACTTTCATTAGCAGCATTACCAAATTCTAATTCAACTAATTCCGTGTTTAATTCGTAAAATTTAAATACATCTTGCGTTTGACCATAACTGTATATAGTTTTTTCTGATAAAACTTCTACTAATATTTCACCTGTTAAAACTGAAACTAATCTTAAACTTACAGTTACTGCATCTTGTCTGTATTCTATGCTAGAGCCTATACCTAAATATCTAGCACCAATACCACCTGTTTTTAAATTACTGTCATAAGCTAAAACAGCACCTTCTATAATAATTCCTGCAAATAATAAAGGTTTTAATTTTTTTTCATTTTCGGTTTCTCTAGTTGATCTAATTAATTGTCTTTCTTTAGTAAGATTATCTAAACCAACTCTTTCTACGACAATAAAAAAATTACCTTTTGCAGTATGTTTTAAAGCTCTTATTAATAAAGCTTGTGGAGCTTGTGTTAAAGCTGTAGAAAATAAAGCAAATTCACTATTACTTTTTCTTTGACCAGTTTGATCTGTAAAACTATTTGGATAAACAGCTATAACAGGTTTATTTTTTGGAGCTTTAACATTTAATAACTCTGCAGAAAATAATCCTAAAATACTGGCATCTTGTTTTGCTTTGAATCTTTGATTTTCAGTATCTTCTATTACTTTAAATATACTACAACTAGAAAGTAAAAGAGCCGACAGGAATAGTAATAGTTGTCGTAGTTCCATCTTGGTCTAATACAGTTAAAGTTATAGTTGTGCCATCACTCGTATAAGAGATTGTGCTTCCTTCTAATGCAAATGTACCCTCTGTCATTGGGGTTTCACCAAATAAATTATCTACTAGTTGTCTTGATAATTGTGCATATATTCTAGATTCTAAATTTCTAACAAATCTAGCAAGAGTAGTATTTTCCGCATCTCTTTCTAATTCATCTTGCAAAGCTTGTAGTTCTTCTTTAATAGTCATTTTTCTACTAAATTCTTGATTTTCAATAGTTAAATAATGACTTGATGTACCATTACCACTAAAACTTGGCGACTTAAATTTATGTGTTATTTGATCTGCAAAAATACTTTCTGCAAATATAATTAATATAGTAAATAAAAAACCATATATCATTGTTTTTTCTAATACAATCTTAGTCTTTTCTCTGGTCATCTCTATCTGCTTTAGCAATTTTTTGGCTATCAATTAATTGTGGTACACCTAAAATTGTTTTAATTAATGTATCTTGCCTTATTATTTCATTGTCTAAACTTCTTACTCTGTCTATTAAAGCTACTAATATGCCATGTTGGCTATCTAATTTTGTACCCAATCTATCTTCCATAGCTGCTATTTGTTCTGCAACTTTGTCATCTAAAACATCTAATTTAGTTTCCATGCCATCTATTATTCTATTTATAAGTTTCCATATAAAAAATCCTAATCCTCCTGCTGCAGCTATTGGAAATCCAACTTCATTTATTAATTGTACTGCTTCATTCATCTGGTGTGAAAACTCCTAACTCTATTAATCTAGTTCTATTTGCCATATGGACTGCTTCTATAGCTTCTTTACTTTGTCCAAAGTATTTTGCTGCCATAAAATTTTCTACCATAGATTCATTTATGTCTTTACCATCACAAACAACAGTGCCAAGCACACGACCAAATTTTCCTCTAGAATCTTTAAGTTCTGTTCTTATTATGACTTGTTCTGCAGTATTAATCGCATCTTGTAAAAATTTTGTCGCTAACTTTCCTCTAGCCTTTTCATCAAGGTCTCTAGTTCTAGACTCAGGAGTATCAATACCATACAACCTAACTCTACTTTTAAATAAAATATCAAAACCTAAGTCAAGAACTACATCTATAGTATCGCCATCAACTACTCTTTCCACTTCACAACTATATTCATACATTATCTGCTCTTACCTTTATGCAAGCCGTGTCTTGCGTGTTGTTTACCTTTTCTTGTAGCCTCTCTTTTTTTTCTATTAGCTGCTGCAAGTTTTTTTCTACCTTTTGGAGTAGATTTTAATCTATCAATTTGTGCTTTAGGTGCATATACCTCACCTGTTTCTGAGGATTTTTTACCACTTGCTGTTGTCCATTTTTGTCCAGTCCACTTTTTTAAGCTTCTTTGGGATTTTTTTAGTGGCATTAATCTTCTCCTTTATCTTCTGTGAAACCCTCACTATATAGATTATTAAAAGTTATTAGAGGATCAAGATAGCTCTCATGTCCTTCAGCAGAATGTAAATGTTGTGAAGGCATAAAATCAGGAGCACCTTCACCTGTACGCCATAATGCAGGACTTGTTGCTCTAACTCTATTATTAGGCAAAGCAACTATATTGCCTTTCCATTCGCAATCTTCTGTTATGTACATAACATGAGATTGTTTGTGTTGAGCAGGATCGTCAGCTATATGATGATCTGTATAATCTACTGTAAATAAATATTTAGCTTGATAAAATTCGTTATTTATTTTTGCTATCCAAGGACTAGAACTAACTCGATCCATAGTAATAACAGAATGATTTCTTGATTCGCAATCCCAAGGTTGCACTAGATGATCTTCCATAGGTAATGCCCATTCTTCTACAGGAATATCAGCAACTAATGCTTGTATTGGCATTCTTGCCCACATAGCACCGCCATGTAAATTTGGCATATCTTCTTGATTATCTATTTCACAACCTGTAAAAACTACTTGAAATGTTAATGATCTATCTGGAATTGTATTGACTGCTATTGCTAGTGCATGAATAAATTCACCATGATATTTTTGATGGTTAGCAGTAAATTCTTTTCTAACCCAGCATTTAAAATGCGGTATATTACTAATTAAGTATGACATTTTTTTGGGTCTTTATTTTTTCTCAAACTTCTTCATCTATATGATAATTTAAAGTTAGCTCATCACCAGCTTTTATATCAACTTCTGTTATTAAATTATAAATTCTATAATCATCCCAATCAATTTTTTCTAATAAAAAACAATTAGATTCTTTAGCATGATTTACAAATCCACCTATAGGGGTTCTTACATAACCATTTAGAATCGGAACTTTTATATGAGTCATACCTAAATCTATTTCTTTTGCTATATCTTCTGTAGCAAAAATACCCATACCTTCTATTTTACTAGTTTTTATTTCTAAACAAGTTGGTAAAGGCTTGTAATAGAATTTATTAAACTCATACATAAATATTAGCTTTTGTACCCACCGCCTTTTGCTTTATATTGTTTAGCTAACATCTGTGCTTTTCTTGCAGACCATTGACCAGGTTTGCCTCCCTTGCCTCCTGCTTTTATTCTATTAAATAAATTTTTACGCATAGTAGGTTTAGTATAATTACCTGCTTTATTGACTGTAGATTTTTTTGCTCGACTCATTCTATAAATTTTGCTGTTATGACAGTAGCTAGTATAAACGGATATACTGCCCAAATCATTGTTTCTATTTTATCAAATCTTTTAGAACCTGACTCCAATCTTGTATCAATACTTTTATATAATGCTTTGCACTCTTTTTCATGTGACTCAATTGCATTTAAAGCATCTTTAATAGTAGCCATTATTTATCCTTAGCTTTACCTATATTTATAGCTAACAAATCAATAAATTTATAAATTTTGGCAACTATTTCATCATCTTTAGGTGTAGGCGTAGAAGCAGCAACTATTGATGCTACTGTTACTACAGTTGTGACAATGCTTATTAAATTCATAATTAAATCCATTTTTACTCCTGTGTTTCTTGTGGTTGTGCTGGCATATCCCAACAGTTAAGGTTAGAAGCTATAGTGCGTCTTTCACCTTCACCTTTGAATGGATAAACCATGTGTTGTAACCAAGAAGGGAAAACTAATAATTTTCCTACTTCTGGTTTTATAACGAAAGATTGTGGGGGTCTTAATCTTTCCGTATTCATTAATTCATTACGCCCATATTGAAAAGCGATATAGCCATCACAATCGCCTGAGGCTTGATACAAAGAATAATTTTGTGAACCAGCCGTTGGTTGCTCTAATATTTGTTGGGGTACTTTAGTCCAACCAGTCGTAGAGATACCCATAATAGTTTTAGTGCCGTGATCGTGTATAGGGTTGTAATCACCAGCATAACTATGCACGGACCAAGTCTCATCAACGGCTACTGCTTTTGGATGATTTAATTGCGTGCCAGTGTTTTGACTAAAAAAATTTATATAATCCGCACCTAACGAACAAATAAAATCGGTATATTCTTTAATGCGTTTATCGCCATTGTCTAACAATAATTGTTCGCCTTGCGTAATTTGTCCGACTAACGTATCAGCTAAAGACTTTTTATCTTTGTCTGCTTTATATTCGTCTAAATAGTCGTTTATATCACTAACCATACTTAACGGCATTTCTGTTTCCATTACAAAAACAGAAGGCATATTATGTACTGTTACTTCTGCCATTAACTAGGTACGCTAAACGCTTGGTCGGGGGTACTTTCTACTGGCGGATTTGTTATTACTGAATCTACTTGACTAGCAAAAACTGCATCCCATTGTGAAACAGGGCAAATAGCTACTAAATCTGCATTTGACCAACTGCTTTTAGCTTTTAAAGTAAAGCCATTTACCGATTGCTCAACTGTAGTGCTAAAAGTAGAAGTGTAATAGGTTGCATCACCTTCACTACCATTTTCATATTTCATTTCTATAACCCATTTATCAACTTTGCTACTGCTGTTAACGTATGGGGTACATTTTGTTATAGCTTTTGTTACTGCCATTTTTTACTCCTTAGTTTAATTTATTTTCTAATTCATCAACTTTCGCTGATAATTCTTGTACTGCATTTATCAATGGATAGATAAACATTGCTTGTGCTAATCTTTGCGAACCATCTTCTTCTTTTGACCAACCACCAAAGTTTTCATGTCCTACTTTTTGCAGAGCTTTTTCTACATCTTGAGCAATCATTCCATATAGGTTTGTTTCTGTATCCATGTGATTTTCTGTTTCAGAATAATCCTTATACTGTTTTGGAAACTCGTTATTAGGTCGCCAATTAAAAGTTATAGGTTTTAATTCATTTATAAAACTTAATCCTATATCTGTTTCTGCTATATTAGTTTTTTTATGTAAATCTGAAGTCCTTGACCAAGTAGCATCTGAAGTAAATGTATTTACAACAACATTACTCGCCTTACCAAATTTAAATTTATCACCTTGTCCATCAGTTACGCCACTACCTAGTACAATAGCGTTAGCTGAATCGTGTCCACAATCACTTGTTGCACCAATAATTACATTATTACCACCACTTTGAATACTATCACCAGCATTAAATCCAACTAAAGTATTTCTACTACCAGTAGTAACTAAATCTCCTGCTGCATATCCAAGTGCGGTATTATCACTTGCTGTTGTCTGTGCAGATAAAGAAGAACGACCTATTGCTGTATTAAAATTTCCTGTGGTATTGGCATCAAGAGCTATGTCTCCTATTGCTGTATTTGAAGCTCCTGTGGTGTTTGCTGCTAAAGCCAAGTAACCCATAGCAGTGTTGTTTGAAGCAGTTGTGTTAGCAAACAATGCTCCTCTACCCATAGCAGTATTTGCTCCACCCGTAGTATTTGTATAAAAAGCTTGATACCCTAAAACCGCATTATCAGAACCTGTTGTATTTGCTTGTGCTGCTTGTGAACCAACTGCGGTGTTTACAGAACCTGTTGTATTTGCTTCAAAAGCTTGTGAACCAACTGCGGTGTTATTATTACCTGTTGTATTAAGTTTTAATGCAAAATGACCTATTGCAGTATTATCAGCAGCTGTAGTATTAGTTACTAAAGCGTTATTACCAACAGCTACATTTTGTGACCCTGTAGTGTTTGCTGTTAAAGCAGCATAACCCACTGCTGTAATAAAATTAGCTGTGGTGTTTGCTTTTAAAGCATCCGTACCTACAGCAGTGTTTTCTCCTCCAGTGGTGTTTGCTGTTAAAGCAGCGTGTCCTACTGCGGTATTATTATCTGCGGTAGTGTTTGCATCTAAAGCGTTAGTTCCTATCGCTACATTATTGCCACCAGTTGTATTTACATTAAAAGCATTATGACCTACTGAAGTATTTTGAGCTCCAGTTGTTGTTGAAGCTGCTGCATCTGAACCTACTGCAACATTAAAACTTGCTGTTGTGTTTGCCTGTAATGCTGCACGACCCACAGCTGTGTTGTTAGAAGCAGTAGTATTCGCTTTAAGTGCTTCAGAACCGATAGCAGTATTTTGACCACCTGTGGTATTAACTAATAAAGTTTCTTCTCCAAAAGCGGAGTTTTGTGTTCCTGTTGTGTTTGCTCCTAAAGCATCAAAACCAAAAGCATTGTTATTGTTTGCTGTAGTGTTGGCATCTAATGCTCCATGACCTACTGCGGTGTTTTGTGTTCCTGTAGTGTTTGCTCCTAACGAAGCATAACCAACTGCGGTGTTATTACTTGCTGTTGTGTTAGCGTCTAATGCTCCACCACCAATTGCAACATTTTGTCCACCAGTTGTATTTGCTGCAAAAGCATTTTGACCTATTGCAACATTTTCAGCTCCAGTAGTATTTGCTGTTCCAGCATCTAAACCAATAGCTACATTATTACTGGCTGTGGTATTTGCTGCTAGTGCATCTTTACCAATAGCTACGTTATTATTTCCTGTCGTATTTAAATTTAAAGCTAAACTACCTAACGCAGTGTTACTAGCACCTGTAGAATTTTGTGCTAAAGAAGCATAACCAACCGAAGTGTTATTAGAAGAGGTTGTAGTATTTTCTAATGCAGTTCTGCCTAGACCTGTGTTTCTTGTACCTGTTGTAAGTTTTGTAAGAGCTAAATATCCTAAACCTGTATTATCATCACCGCTTGTTAAATCATCAAAAACTTCGTGACCAAAACCTGTATTATTTGAAGCAGCATCTAACGTGCCTGTACCCGCATCATTACTAATTAATAAGCTGTCAGTAAAGTTAGTAATATTGTATTTAATTCCTGCACCATTTATTGTGCCACCTGTTACTGCACCTGTTACAGCTAAATCACCACCTACTGAGGCATCATCCGTAACTGTTAGATCGTCTTGTACTTTTAAATCTACAGCAGAAATACTTGCAAAAGCATCTACCATAGCAGCACCAGAACCTGCACCATCAGAATAAATTATTTTAGTATCTCCTGGTGGTATAGTTATATTTGCACCAGTACCTTGACTCATTATTATATTTTGTGAACCGCTTGTACCATTTTCTATAAACCAAAGTTTAGAAACAGTGTTAGGACCAATAGTTATAGTACAAGCCGAATCTAACGTACCTGTGTATTTAAGAAACATTGATCTGCCTGGATCAGTAGACCCATCAGCTATGGTTGTAGTATGAGTATCTGCATTAGTAGTAATAGCTTCTGTACCGAAACTAAATGCTTCAGCAATTAATTCAAGATTAGTATTAGTAGACGTACCCCAAGTACCCGACTCATCTCCAGTCGCTATTTCTTTAAGTCTTAAATCATTTACATATGTTGCCATATCTTTTCCTCGTTAAATTTTATTAAGCTACTTCTTGCCAATCAGGTGTTTGTGAAGTAGATACTTCTGAATAGTTTGGTGTTTGACTTGTGTCAACCAGACCCCAAACATTAACAGAAGGTTCACCAAATGTTCCTACATTACCTGTAGGTAAAATAATAGCTTTAGCTATAACAGTTTCATCGCCTAAACTAGTTGTGCCAACTAATCCTGTTATGGATAAATTATTTACAGTAACTAAACTTATAGTTCCTAAAGCAGAAGTTGCACTTAATCCTGTTGCAACTATTACCGCACCAGCTGTTACTGTTTCATCTCCTAAAGAAGAAGTAGAAGCTACGGCAGATACACCCGTTACTGCTGCTCCAGCAGTTATAGCATTACCTAATGCGGTAGTTCCCGCTACTCCTGTTTCAGCAATTAATGCTCCTGCAGTGACTGTTTCATCACCTAAAGCAGAAGTTCCTACGTTTCCTGTAACTGCTTGTACAGCTTCAGCTACTACAGTTTCACTACCTAAAGCAGAAGTTCCTGCTAAACCAGTAGCTGCAATAGTGTTTGAAGTTCTTTGTACTACTGTGCCTACAGCAGAAGTAGCACTAACTCCTGTAACTACAACTGGTGCTTCTTCACTCCAAGCACCTTCACCCCAAGTGCCTCTACCCCAGCCAGTTACATTAGCCATTCAAATTAAGCTATTCTTATAATTGCATTACTTGCATCAGCAGTTGGAAACTGTATTGTGAAATCTCCGTTTGTAGAAGTTTTATCACCACCAAAAGCCAATACACATACCGCAGGATCACCTGAAGCTGTGTCGTTAAAAATTAATGCACCATTAGCAGTGACTGTAGCACTACTAAAAGTTAAATCAGCAAAATCAGTAAATGCAGTTGTACTTGATGTTGTTGGATCAACTCTAGTTAAACTTGCACCTTTTGCTGTGTAGTTAGTGCCACTTGCTTCGTTAGAAGTAGTATATGCTGTCGTACCTGCTCCTAAAGATGCAGAACTAGTGTATAACGCTAATTTAAAATCATTACCGCCAGAGTTTAAAAAATTGTGTTTTGCTTCCATTAATTCTTTTTTGAAAGAAGTACACATTGCTTGAGATATTGCCATTACAGCCTCCTTATAATTTCAGCCATTTTACAATGACCTTGTTTTTCTAAAAGACCTGCTACTGTGCTTCTATCACTAGCTATAGCTTGCCTCATATATAATAAAATAACTTTTTCAATATTGTCTTTAAAAGCTCTTGCTTGAGCTTGCACTAAAGGATCAGCATTATCACTAACTTGAACTAATCTTTCCATAATACGTTCTGTCCAATACTCAGGAGTCAAACCTGTATTTTGTGTTGTTTTTACACCAACTTGTCCTATTGTGCTCTTTATATCGACATTAAACATCTACTTTTCTTTGCCCATCTCTAAAGGCATCCTTGCGATTATATCCATCAGATTCTAATGTTAACTTACCTAAAGCTTCTTTGAATCTATTTTCATATCCAGCCAAAATATCTGGCTCACCTTTCATAAAAGTATAAGCTTCAACTAGTGATCCGTATAACAAAGCTTCTGTTGCATTTGTACCTAGCCAAGTTGTGCCATCTGTTGATGCAGTTATTGAAGTAGGTTTATAAAAATAATGCAACTCTACTGTTAAAGCTGAACTTGGTGAGGGAGCTACAATAAAAGTATCATCATCAAATTGAGCATAAAATTTAGGCGTGCCTGTTGTACTTGCAGAGGGATACGCTTCTCTTATAAAACTTACATCTTTGTTTAATAAATAACTGTAGTTACTATCACTATCTAATACAGCTAAAGAAAATGGATACAAATAATCCGTAGGTGCTGATAAATAAGGATTAGTTGAAGTTAAAGTACCTGTTACATTTTTTCTAAAGTTTGGTAGCTCTACAGATTTTACTATTCTATTTTCAGCTTGTACTATTAAAGTAGGTAAGTTAGAAACAAAAGTAGACTCAGTGTTTTGAGTATAATCTTGTATTGCTGATTTTAATGTTGTAAAAGTCCAACTCATGTTATTACTACCTTAACTTTTCCTAACTCTGCTGTAATGTCTAAACCCATTGTACTAGAACCAAATTCTGTTACACCACCCCCTACAGGGTTAAATGCTACATAAGAAGTGGATTCTTTTTCACCTGTATCTACTCTAGGATTATATAAGTTTTGCGGATCAACTATATTAAGTTCTCCTAATTTTAATTGTGGATGATCTTCATCTAAACAATCATAGCAAACTCTCAAGCCATTTCTTTTGCTATCAAATATTTCATATTTAAGTTCGGTAAGTTTATAAGTAAAACCACATCGATCACATTGACCTAAAGCTTTTTTACCTCTTGCGTATGCCATTATCTATAAGTTGCTATATCTGGTACAAATCTTACTGATGCTCTTTCTCTATCAGCATCACTTACTTCATTCCATAGTTCATCATATCTTTGTTTAATCATTGGTACTCTTTGTTGAGTTTCAGGATATTTACAAGCTAAATTATATGCTAGAGCATAAGTTAAACAAGGTAAATATCTAGCAGGTACATCTGCATTATTACTTGCTGCGACCCCAGCATCTTCTATTTTTTGTATGTAGTCATAAACTAAAGTATAAGTATCAGCATCGTCTGGAGTAGACCACAAAGTTATTTGTATTGTGCCTGTGTTTTTATCTATAAAAAATTGCGTAGGTTTAGCTTGATTTAATTTATTAGCTTGATGATTGTATTCAGTTCTAGATATTCTATTTAATCTTTGGTCAAATTGTTTATTAACGTCACTAGCATCTGTTCTTATAAAAGCATCTACAACTTCTATAGCAGAACTATCTAAACTATATGTATTTGTACCTGCTGTTAAACTAACTGTGCCTTGTTCTATAGTCCAAAGATTTAAGCCTTTATTTTGCCATTCTAAAAAAATTAAATTTAAAGCACGTTTAGCACCCATATAGCTATAACCTGAACGTAATTCTACGCCAGCTAAATCATAAGCTTCTTCCATTATGTCGCTTAAATCTAAATTAAATGTATGTGTGCCGCTTGTTGCCATTAATTATTTTTTTTAATTCTGGTTATAGTTATTCCTGAAGGAGTGGTTTTAACAGTTTTCTTTTTTGATGCGGGAGCTTTTGTAATCTGATTCCGCATTGTTGTTCTAGACATTACCATTTAACACTTCCATCTTCTGCGAGCTTGTCTAATTCTAGAATTTGGATCATTTCTAGTTTTAGCCGAACTTCTTTTTAATTGACCTAAAGATCGTGCACAGTAAGACTTTCTGCGTTTAGCTGCCTTACTGCCTTTTTTTACTTTACCTGTTACTGCTGTTTGTAATTTTGAACCAGGATTTGCTTTGCGATATGCTGCAACTCCTTTTTTGGTCATACCAGCACCAGACTTAGTAGCACGATAATTTGCACCTTTACCTTTTGTTGTTTTAGGTATAGGCGTTTCTCGTTTTCTTTTGGTCACAAAAATATTTAATAAATACTATTCACTAGCTATTTATTTCTTTTAAGACCTGGACCGCCCATAGCTCTGCCTTTAGTGCCAGTTCCTCCGCCACCAAACATTCTTTGAACGTAGTCTTTATACATTTCTACTTTAGGAGTTTTTCCTCCACCAGCCATGTATTTAGTGGACTTACCGCCACCAGCCATATACTTAGTAGATTTACCACCACCTGCCATGTATTTACTTTTTTTTCCTGCCATTTTATTCACCTTTAGTTAGAAGCAGCTTTTTTAGACTTAGCCTTTTTTTTAGCTGCTGGTTTTTTTGTTTTCTTTTTTGATGGTTTTTTACCACCAACGTAAGCTTCGTTAATATCTGGAGTAGAAGGATCATCAGCAACAAGCTGCCCTTTTGCATTTCTTGCTCTATCTCCGTTCATTTCTCCACATTTACGTTCAGCATCTGCTAGATCGGGATCAGGACCAAAAACTGGTCGATAGATTCCATCCTCCTCTAGATGTAATACTTTGTATTGTGGAGGAAATTCACCTGTTTCAGATATTATGTAATTTTTAACTTTAGCCATAATTTTCCTCGTTATTAATCAGAATAAACTTTTACCATTTCTAAAACTATAGAATAGGTATCGCCTGAACTGTGTCCTTTTGTAGTAAAAAGAATGTCTCCATTTTTACCACTCCCTGCGTTATTTGGCATACCACCAAATGATTTAAAATCCATATGTCCGTTACTACTTTCTGCTAACTCCATAGCTATAACATTAGTTGTAGCATTGAAAAATAGTTGAACTGACATACCAACAATAGCATGACTAACTCGCATTATTCTAACTTCTGAACAAGCTGTGCCTGCAGAATTAGAAGCCAAGGCAGATACATCTACCTTAGCTACTGCGGATTCGCCAGTACCATCACTGACATTTGTGAATTTCATAACGCAATTTCTTTCACCATCTATGATGGTTTGTGAAGTTACTGCATCAGCCATAGTTTACTCCTTACGCTATTTGAACGTATTCAATAATGAACGTAAATGATCCTGCTGTTGTAGCATCTACTGTATTAGTAATGTTGCAGAAAATTGTTCTTGCAGTGTCTGTATATTGCACAGAAGCTGGTGCTGTAGTACCACTTTGAGTTTGTGTGACTAAAGTTGTAGTAGTTACATTATGCTCAACAACAGTTGTACCGCCATCAAGTATCTCATCAGTTACTGCTGCAACAATTTGTGCACCTGAACTTGAAGTACCGACTTCATATCCTATATCACCAGTTCCAATAACTGGAGAAGTATCACAGAAAATTTTAATATCAGTAATAATTGTATTGGCAGGTTGAGTAAACTCTCCAATAGCAGGAGAATCACCTGCTGTTGTGTTTACTGTTACCCCTGTGGCAAAGCCAACGTGTTTTTGATATTTGTTAGTAACGATTCCAGTTGAAGCTATAGTAGCTACATCTGAAACTGCTCCTGTAGTTGAATTTTTTGAAATGACCTTAAAACCACCTTCGGCTCTAACTGGTCCATTAAAAGTTGTGTTAGCCATAATTTCCTCCTTTAGGAAAAAAATCTATCATCTTGGCAATTGTCTGCTAGGGCAGTTGATAGACAAATATAAGAATCCCTAGATGCTAAAAAAGGAGACCCCCGAAGGAGTCTCCTTAATTAAATTTACGAGCTACCTGGTGAACCAAATATTCCTAGAGGATCAGAAACTCCAAATGAGTATCTTTCTCTAGCTTTATATCTGACATTACCAGTGTCAAAGTCTCCATCCATAGATGTAGTCATAGGACTTCTAACAAAATGTTTCATACCATCAGGAACATCTGTAGTGATAAAGAAGGCATTAGTATCAGTTAAATAATGATTAACTGTGTATCCTTCAGGAATCACACCATTTGTTTTGATAGCATTAACATCGTTATCAGCAGTTCCAACTCTGTAGTCACTTTGTAAAAGTCTAGTAGCAACAAACTGAAGATCAGAAGGTACTATTAGTTTTACAGGTCTAGCAGCAATTTTAAGACCTCTTTCATCAGTGTATTTACCGATTTGAATAATTGCATCTTCTAAAGATGTTTCATTCAAGTCAGCACCTGAAGAAGGTCTGTTACTGTTAGTGCCTCCGTTTACTAACGGGTGAGCTGTACTGAATAAAGCTACACCATCACCACTTGAAAAAGTAGTGCTGAATCCATTGTTTAATGGAAAAGCAGCTTTGACTTGCTTTGTGTAAGACATAGCACGAGCTAATGCTTTAGTGTATCTACCTGATAAAGATACATAGAGGTTATCCTCCATGGCTTCTTCAGTAATAGAATATCCCATTGCAATAGTTTCGTGAGTATAACGAGCTACAAAAGATTCTTGAGCAGTATCATAACTGATAGCTGATCCTTCATCTTTGACTGGAGCAGCTCCGAAACCAGATAACTTTAACTCTTCCTCGAAACTTCTTTCAGAGTTTTCAGTTACATAAATTTCTTCATGCTCATTTTCGTATGTAGCGTATTCTTCGCCAAACAACGCATTTAATCCTGGAAGGAGCTGTTTAAGCTCTTGTGCTCTTGATATAGCAGCCATAATTAGTCTCCTTAACCTATACCAGTTGTATTTAGCAACTGATGTCCAACATTAAACATAACTAGCACGTCTGTAAAACTATCACCTACAGCACTATCTGGTCCGTCAACAAAGTCAACGAGTTTTAAAGGTAGTGTAGCGGTGGTAGCAGCCGTGCTCCCATCGACAGCATTTTTGCTAGTCCCTATTGTTGTACTTCCTGCAGTTTGAACCACCGCAAAATTCTTACCAAGATCGTCTTGAGTAAGAGCTTCGTCTGATTGCATTTGCATTAGTATAAATGGGTCAGTAGCAACATATGCGACAATATCATCTGCAGCTGTAGAAGCTGGATAATATTGATTTGTAGTGAATTGACCTGTGGTAGGATCGGTGTAAGCACAACCAAGAAAAACACCAATAGGTGTACAAGCTGTAGTACCAGTATCCTTTTGGATAGTAGTATTAGGGTTGTCGTCACCCCATTTTACAAAATCACCAAAAAATATTGATGTGCCAAAAGCATTTTTAATTTTGTAATGAGTAACTTTTCCTTGATAAGGACTTCCAACAATTGTACCAGTGGGTCTTGCTCCGTGAGGAGTAGCACTTGATGACATAATTGTCTCCTTTTATACGTTGAGAATTAACTCAACATCAATTAATTTTAAAAAGATTCCTAAGAATCTTTACCAAAAGTTGTTTTCGATTTGCGTTCAAACACTTGTTTGGTCGCCATTCGATTATCTTGATCTTTGAAATACACATTGTCTACAGATTCCATTTGAGATTTTGCTAGTTCAGCAAAGTGTTTATCTCTAGCTTTCGCTTTTTCTGCAGGCATTTTGCATAACAATTGTCCACCAATTTCTATGTTTCCTTTTGAAGCCCATTCCGAAGCATGATCCATCATATGTATTTGTAGTTCTGGATGATCTTCTAATCGGCAAGGTTGCCACCCTTCCCTAAAACGTCTGGAGACATTTGGATTATCAGTTTGCCCTAATAGAGCAGTTCTAATATATCTAAATACCCAGCCATCTTGCGGATTTGGTGTTGGTAAATTAGCAGAATTTTCCCAGCTTTCTGTGTGCTGAGTAGTCTCTCGACTATCGTTCTCTCTAGGAGTACGCTCTTGGTTTTCAGGAGAAGAATCAGCAGAAACTTCCTCCACGTTTGTAGTGTTGTTTTCTTCTGACATTTAAGTCTCCTTCAATAATTGATTTGCATACTGCTCAGGACTAATACCAAGTTGTCGAGCTACCTTAACTTGAGTCTGAGTCAGACGTATTTGCGTGGGTTTTTTGTTACCGCTATCCCTCGTTGCGGATGCAACAACTGTTGATGGTTGTCGTTTCGTTGTTTCAACTTCTTCAACAATTTCTTGTTGAGAAGATGGCACACCAAAAAAAGATGGGAAGCGTTGACGCATTTCTTTGTCTACTTCCAAATAATATTCTTCTGATTTAGCTGCAGGGTCTATACCTTTTGCTTGCAAAGATTGATCTACATACATAGCATATGAAGTCATTTCTTTGTGTACAGGTTCTGTACCCATAAACCAAGGATTTTTTTGTGCCCAAGCTTGCATATCAGGATCAACTTGCGGTTGATTTTGTTCTGGTGCAGGCATCTGTTTGACAATTTCTTGTTGTACAGATTCAGCAACTTGCGATGACTGTTGTTCAGCCAGAGTAGCTTTTGCTAGCATCTCTTGTGCTTTTGTCATCTCATCGGCATTACCTTCTTCGTAAGCTTTTTTAAATGCTGCTTGAGCGTTTTGTTTTGCCCATAAAGCATTATTGTAAGCTTGTTTGTTAAGGACTTCACCGCCTTGGTCAATCATGGCTTGTAGCCTTTGATTTTCGGTCATAAGAGTTTGTAGTCTTTTTACTGCTTCTTGAGATTCTCTAGTTGCAGCTTCTTTAGCTCTACGTTCTTCGTGATATTCATACTTAATTTTAGAAATCCTATCACCTGCTCTTTTGCTGTAATCAGATATTTCCTGATCTAATGCTTCATCATCAACATCAGGTGTAGTATCTTCAGCTTTTTTTGGTCTACGATCTTCCTCTGGAGTATCGTCAACTACCTCTACTTCTAAGCCTTCTGGTATTTCATTACTGATTTCAGTAGTTTGTCCAAAAAACTTATCTTCTTGAGACTGAGGTTGAGTCTCAGGAATGTTTGGTTCTTCGTTAATAATTTGCGTTTCACTCATGCTCTAACAACTCCTGTTGGGTCATCAACTACTGCTTCCACAGTATCGTCATTAATTAAACGAAACTCTTGTCCATACATTTTCATGCGAGTGCCAGAATAAGCTCTAAACACAACCCAATCGCCTTCATTACACCAAGCTCCGTTAGGAAATCTTTTTGTGTCGTTATAGCACTCAGGTCCTAGTTTTAAAACATAACCACAGATATTACTTATTTCTTCATCTTGTACTGTCGATGTAGCTTTAATAATACCACCTTCAGTTTTCTCATCTGCTTTTGGCATAGCTATCAAAATCTTCCAACCAGTCGGAACTGGTAGTTGACTTTTAACATCTTTGTCAATTTCAGGAGTTTTTATACTTTCGGGTTCTGGTATTTTTTTTGCTTCTTCACTCATATTTTGCACGACTTTAGGAGTCGAGTTCCTATGTCTCCAAGAACCTTTGCATATAATCTAAAAGTTCTCGTTCTGCGAGGTTTATACCCTCGATAATACCAACCATTTTTTGATATTCAGAAAAATCTCTACAAGCTCCTGAACCTAAATGATTGTTATAATCTTTCTTGATTTCACTAAATTTAACTTTCAAATGTTCTGAAAGTGATAGCTCAGTGATTTCATTACTCATCTATGGTGCTATCTTTGACTATATCTTTAGCTATGTCAACACCTTTCATAAAATCTTCTACAGCTTTTTTATCTTGAAGCTGTTCGTTTTCTAGCAGATCGCTAGCAATTTGCTGTCCTATTTTAGCTCCTGCTATTTCTGTTTGAGTAGATATTCTTTCTTTCTCAATAGCATCTCGATTAGCAGCTTTAGCTGAATCTAACTGTAGTCTAGCTTGATCTTCTCTAGCTTTGCGTTGAACCTCAGCTTCTTTAACAGCAATCTCTCTTTCTTTAATTTGTATCAATGGGTCTTGTTGCTGAGCTTGTATTCTTTCTTGTTCAGCTCTTTGTTGCGATGTTCCTAGAACTCGTTTAGCTGCTTCAGCCACTAGGCTAGAAATACGTTTTTCAACATCTGCAGGTAGCGGTTCGCCTTCTGGTGGTAACTCAACACCCATTTCAGCTTCGATTTCTTTTCTATACTTCATAGTCAAGTGCTCATTAACATAAGCTGAAGCTGCAGCTAGTATGCTTGGAGCATTTGGACTTTGTTGTAAGGTAGCTGCAATCTCTGGATTTTCTTGAGCTGCTGCTATAGTTTCTATATGTGCTTCGTGGTCTTGTTGTACAAAGGCTTTAACAGGAGTGCCATTGATTAAGTTTTGAACTGCTGTAACTGGATCAACTGGTTTGATATCTTCATTGTCTGGAATAATTTCATCCACATTATCAATACCTAAAACTTCTAGCATTTGTCTGTGTAATTCAGGCAAGTTGTACATATCAGGTGATGCTTGTGCTAATTGCATAGCAGCTTGATACTGCATAATTCTTTGTGCCATCGTAGCAGCATTAGGATCAGAAACAGGTATGACATCTACTCGTTCATCAAAATCTTCTCTTTTGATAAATTCTTCTTCGTCTGTTTCATAGGGATAACTAGGATCAGTAAAGTCTTTAACAATGCCAACTAATATAGTTAATTCTTTTTTCATAGCAGCATGAAGTCTTGCTTGCACTGCTGACATAACTTTTTGATTTCTTTCTAACAAAGCTAAGGTTGTACCAACAGGAGCTTGATTATTCATATCAGATAT